GGAGGTAATCTCGTGGCCGGCTTCGCCATCCGGAGCCGCTTCGCCGGCCACCCCAACCGTAGCGCCCAGACCCGCCATGCACTAAGATTGAACCCGGACCACCCGATGGGGGCAGGCCAGAAGTATCTTCCGCGCCACCCGATTGACCGCGCGATTGTGGGCGTGTCGCGGGGCGAAAGCTGGGTATTCACGATTGAAATCTGGCGCGACACGCAGACGGGCGACCGAGTTATCAACTGCGACCTGACCCAGATGGGCGACCCGCTGATTGGGCGGCATGAAATCAAGTCGACCATGCAACACCAAGTCAGTGCCCAAGTGACGCTGGATGCGCTGATTGTGCCTGTCATTCGTCGGCTGATGCCGAAAGAGCGGCAGTAACAGCATGGGCCTGTTTGATCGTTTCCGCACCCGGAAGGCCGAACCTGACCGTGTTCGCAGCTTTGACGGGGCAGCCGGGGGCCGTCGCGCCTCTGGCATGGGCCAATTCGGGCGGATCAACCCCGAGGTTGCGGCGGCTGCACCTTCGCTACGGTCGCGGGCTTCCTATCTGGCGAACAACAATCCTTGGTTGAATCAGGCTTGCGCCAACTGGACCGGCGCGCTTGTCGGGGCCGGGATCGTGCCGACCTCGAAACACCCGGACTCGGAACAGCGGAAGGCGATCAATGCGTATTTTGAAGAATGGGCTGGCGCTGCTGACAGTGAGTGCCGCACTGACTTTTAGGGGATGCAGGCAATTCTTGCTGACTCGATGGTCAAGGCGGGCGAAGCCGTCGCGCTGATCCTTGATACCGAAGACGGGCCGCGCCTGCGAATCATTCCCGCCGATCTGCTGGACGAGTCCAAGACGGGCGAACTGTCGGACGGGCGTTCGATCTTCTCGGGCGTGGAACTGGACCCGAACGGCAAGCGGCTGGCCTATTGGATCGTGCCGGAAAAACCCGGCAACCTGTTCGCCCAATCGCAAAGCGTCCGGGTTGATGCCGGTTCGGTGTTGCACGTTTTCAAGCCGCTGGCACCGGGGCAGGTGAGGGGGGTTAGCTGGTTGGCCCCTGTCATCCTTCCCGCTGGTGACTTCGATCAACTCTGCGATGCGCTGCTAGTCGGGGCAAAGGTCGCGGCGATGCACACCGGCTTCATCACCGATATGAACGGCACGTCGACCGATGCCTATGACGACTCGGGCGATGTGAGCCTTGAACCGGGCGCGCTGCGGCGGCTTGGCGTTGGGCAGGACGTGAAATTCAACACGCCAGGGCAACTGCAACAGGTTGAAGCCTTCCTGAAACTGAATCTGCGGCAGTTGGCGGCTGGCCTTGGGCTGCCCGATCATCTGCTTTCGGGCGATCTGACCGGGGCCAACTATTCCAGCCTTCGGGCGGGGCTGCTGCCCTTCCGCACACGCGTTGAACAGATTCAGTATGGCACCCTTGTTCCGCAGTTTCTCGCGCCCGTCTGGCGCAAGGTCATCGCGCATGGCGTCTTGTCGGGCGATCTGGACGCACCGGATTTCGAGCGCAACCCGGCTGCATATCTGACTGCCGAATGGTTGCCGCCCGCGCATCTGCAAGTCGACCCGATGAAACAGGTTCAGGCCGACATTGCCGAACTGGAAGCGGGCTTAACTTCCCGTCGCAAACTGGTGGCCGCGCGCGGATGGAACATGGACGATCTGGACTCCGAAATTGCCGCCGAGGGTGGGCGGAAGGGCACCGATGAAGCCTGAGAAAAGCCCCCAATGGCGCAAGGGATGGTCACGCGCCTTGTCGAACGAAAGCGACAGACCCGTAACCTTGCCGAAAGCCCCTTGGGAAACCGAAACGAAAGAGGATTCCAAATGAACGCAATTCTTCACCGGGCAGCCGATTTCCAGCCCGAGTCCTTCAATGCCGATGGGCTGACGGTTGATGCCGTGATTTCCACCTTTGCCGATGTGACCCGCCGCGATGCGCGCGGGGCCTATGTCGAACGGCTGGACCCTGCCGGGCTGGACCTGTCGCGGCTGATCGGGGCACCCGTCCTGGACGGGCACCGCCAGGGCAGCGCCAGGGACGTTATCGGCAGCGTTACCGCGCACCGGATGGAAGGGGGCCATCTTGTCGCCTCGATCCGGCTCAGCGGCGCGGCTGACGCTGCCCCCGTTGTCGAACGCATCCGCGAAGGAACGCTGAAAGGTGTTTCCGTGGGTTACAAAGTAATGCGCTGGTCTGAGGGGACGGACCCGCAAACGAAATCGCGCACCCGCACGGCGGCGGAATGGGCGATCTTTGAAGTTTCCGCCGTTCCCGTCCCTGCCGATTCCGGCGCAACCTTCCGAGGCCAAACCCCTATGCTTGATGAAAACCAGAATGACTCGGTGCAGCACCGCGCCGAAATTCGCACGATCTGCCGCGCGGCTGGGCTGCCCGCAGAATTTGCGGATGCCCTGATTGACGCTGACGCCACCGTGACCGAGGCGCGCGCGGCTGCCTTCGATGAAATCCAGAAGCGCGGGCGCACCGTCCCGACGATCCGCGTGACCGGCTCGAATGACGATCCGGCGCAAGTGCAGACCCGTGCGGCGGATGCACTGGCCTATCGCATGGCCGGGGGCGAACTGCCTGAGGCGTCCCGCGAATATGTCAGCATGTCGCTGCGTGATCTGGCAGCCGAAAGTCTAACCCGTTCGGGCGTGTCGACCCGTGGCATGTCCAGCGATGAAATCTTTCACCGTTCGCTTGGCACGTCCGATTTCCCGCTGGTGGTCAGCAACGCCATGGGCAAGGTTGCTGCGCAAGCCTATCAGGCAGCGGAGTCCCCGCTCAAGGCGCTGGCACGGCAACGCACCCTGCCGAACTTCAAAACGTCGACCTCGATTCGCATCGGCGAAATGGGGCGTCTTGAAGAAATGACGGAACACGGCGAATTCACCCACACGAACCGCGCGGAAGCGGGCGAGACGATGGCGCTCAAGACCTTCGGTCGCGCGATCAACGTCAGCCGCAAGCTGCTGATTGACGATGATCTTGGACTCCTTGGCGACATGACTGCCGCAATGGGCCAAGCCGCTGCGCAGACGGAAGCCGAAGAAATGGTGAAGCTGTTCACCGGCAATCCGAACCTCAGCGACGGGCAGCCGGTGTTCCATGCCTCGCGCGGTAATACCGTGGCGGGGGCGCTGCCTGTTCTGTCGGAAGCTGCCCTGACCGCTGCCCGCAAGCATATGCGCACCGTGAAGGGGCTGGACGGCAAGACGATCATCAATGCCGTGCCGAAGTATCTGGTGGTTTCGCCCGATCTGGAAACGGACGCGGAAAAGCTGCTGGCGACGATCTATGCCGCGACCACGGATGACGTGCAGCCGATCAAGCTGAGCCTTGTCGTGGAACCCCGGCTGACCGGTGATGCGTGGTATCTGCTGGCCGATCCGGCTTCGGTTCCCTCGATCCAGTATGCCTATCTGAGCGCGGCGCAAGGCGTCCAGATTCAGCGGCAAGAGGCGTGGTATACGCTGGGCCTGAAATACCGGGCCTTCCTCGATTTCGGTTGCGGCTGGCTCGACTGGCGCGGCGCGTTCCGTTCCGAGGAATCGTGATGGCCGTGACCCTCGCCCAACTTGAGGCTTACCGGGAACGGCTCATGGATGCCAAATTCTCCGGCGCGCTCATGGTGCAGGACAGTAGCGGGGAAATGATCCGCTACCGTTCGCACAGCGAATTGGCGGCGGCACTCGCCAGCCTGGACGCTGAAATTCGCAACCTGACGGGCGGTCATCGCCCGTCCACCGTTCAATTCCAAACCTCGAAAGGTCTCTGAAACATGGCCAAGAATTATGTTCAAACTGGTGACGTTCTCACCATCCCCGCCCCGGCTGCTGTCGCCTCTGGCGGCGTTGTGCAGGCCGGGGCGATCATCGGCGTTGCCAAGGGCGCTGCTGAATCCGGCAAGCCCGTCGACGTGGCAACGGGCGGCGTGTGGCAGCTACCCAAGGTTGCCGCTCAAACCTACGCGGGCGCAGGTGTCGTGGTCTATTGGGATAGCGCGGCCGGTCTTGTGACCTCTGCGGCTTCCGGCAACACGAAACTTGGCGTTGCCGTGGAATCGGTCGCGGCCGGAACCGGCACCGTCAAAGTGCGGCTCTCGGGCTTCTGAAGTGCCGCCGATGACCGATGCAGCCCGTTCCTCAATGATGCAGACGCCCGCGAAGCGTGGCCTCTCTCGCACTGAGGCAGCGGGCTACATCGGCATTGGCACAACCCTTTTTGACAAGATGGTTGAAGCGGGACAGATGCCCCGTCCCAAGCGGATCGGCGTTCGCAACGTCTGGGATCGGTTCGAAGTCGACTTGGCATTTGACCGCTTGTCGACGGATGGTGTCGACACCGACTCAAACGATTGGGATTGAAAGGGATGAAACAGTTACAGAAACCGCCCAAATACTGCCAAGGCTTCGAAGACCGACACGGCAAGGTTCGCTGGTATTACAGGCGCAAGGGCTTCCCCCGAACGCCGCTTCCGGGCCTGCCCTGGACGCCTTCTTTCATGGCAGCCTATGAGGCGGCGGAAAAAGGGAAGCCACTGGAAATCGGGCAAAGCCTCACAACGCCCGGAACCGTGAATGCCTTGATCGTGTCCTTCTACCGTTCAAGCGACTTCACCGGCCTGTCAAACTCGACAAAAGCCACCTATCGCGGGATCATCGAACGCTTCCGCGGTGAGCATGGCGAAAAGCGGGCGGCGCATATGCAAAGGCAGCATGTGCAGAAGATCATTTCGGACAAGGCAGAGACCCCCGCGGCCGCAAACAACCTTCTACGGATGATTCACTTGCTGATGCGTCACGCGGTCGACCTTGGTTGGCGTAGCGATGATCCGACCCGCGACGTTCGGAAGGTTCGGCACAAGAGCGCGGGCTTCAAGACGTGGGAAGAGCATCATATCGAAGCCTTCACCGATCATCACAAGCCGGGCACCCGCGCTCATCTGGCCTTGTCGCTGCTACTCTACACCGGGCAGCGGCGTTCGGACGTGGTGCGCATGGGCAGGCAGCATATCCGCAACGGCGTCTTGAGCATCGTGCAACAGAAGACCGGGCAGGATGTGCATATTCCGCTGCACCCAGAGTTGAATGCGCTGATTGAGAGTCTTCCGCTCGACAACCTGACCTTTCTTGTCACGGCGAACGGCAAGCCTTTTGTGCCTGCGGGCTTCACCAACTGGTTTCGCGCGATGGCAGTTGAAGCCGGGTTGCCCGATGGTCTGTCACCTCACGGGCTGCGCAAGTCGACCTGTCGCAGGCTTGCAGAGGCGGGATGCACCCCGCATGAAATCATGGCTATCAGCGGTCACAGGTCGCTGGCAGAGGTGACTCGCTACACTATCGAAGCGGGCAGGAAGGGCCTTGCTCAACGGGCCGTTGACCGGCTCGACCGGATCGAAACCGGAACAAAGACTGTCAAACCTATCCAAGCGGTTTGACAATTCGCCCCGCAGGTGATTGATTTTTCAGGATTATTTTGAGGAAGTGGCGGACCCGGAGCGATTCGAACGCCCGACCCCCAGATTCGTAGTCTGGTGCTCTATCCAGCTGAGCTACGGGTCCGTCGGACCGGGGATTTAGCGGCCGGGGGCGCGGGATGCAAGGGCGAATGC